GGTGCGTAAGCTTGCACTGCCGTGGTTTTGGCATGAATAGGCACTCACGGCTTACCAACTAAAAATACTCCCCTAATATCTCATCATCTGTATACTTTAGCTTTGCCCAGAGCCTTACCAATGCATCCTGGTAGCGTCTTTTAATCTGCCTACCATCACGTAGTCCATTCATTCTTGCAAGCTTCTGCCACTGTGCGCCTCGTTCACGGAAGGCGGCACTGTGGCTTACAGCCCAAACCATTTTACGATCATCTGCATTCATATGCTCGATACCCAGGTACAACGCTTTGGTGTACTTATCTACTTGCTTGGGAGAGGGAGCTGGTAGCTTTGGCTTGAATTCTGTGCTGCCATATGCTGACCATTGCTGTCGATACTCCGGCCATGATCCTAGCTTTTGTTTTCGTATTGCTGGTGGAAGTGCTCGCTCTGTTTCTGCTGCCTCAAAAAACATATCACTGAGCTGTGCTACATCTGGGTTGTCCACAGACTATGCTCCCGAAAAAAATATGATGCCTATATACACTTAGTGTATTCACTTAGTGATAACTCTTTGTGTATTTATCGCGTTTGCAAATGAGCTCTATGATGGCTCATTTACAACGCTGTGTAAGCACTTAGTGTTAACACTTAGAGTATACTGCGTTGCGACTGCGTCGATTATAAGAACGTGATTCAAAACACGTCAATCCCCTATTTTTCCACAAACGTCTAACACGTTATTTGACGTACTTCCTCGTGTATTTGCGTATAAGTTTTTTTTACTTTGCTTCGCCCGGTTGCGCTTGATCTGCTGTAATGTGTTCAGCGTGTGATCAAAATCAGCATCGTCCATCCGCATCATAAACGTAATAATCTTTGCTACGTTTTGTGTAGTCTCAGACATTTGTTATCCCCCTCGCTTCGTCTTCTGCCAGGCGTATAACCCAGCTTAATTTCAATAACTCATCACCCATGTCCTCAGTCACAACACCGCTAAACAACACCTTGGTCTGTGTGTTTTCTACAGCCTCTGAGGGGCGTACTGACCAGGTAGCTTGACCGTCAGTCACACTTACTGTGAACAGCATATGCCCCACTGTAACTTCGCGTTTCATCCATTAGTCCATTCATAAGATTTGTTAATCTTTTGAAGTGCTACGAGAGGTCTTGTATCCCAAGGTTGATACACACGTTTCATCTCTTGTGAACGCTTTGCAACTTTATCTATTATTTCTTGTGTAAATTGCTCAATATAATCTACATCAGCATAATTATGGAAAACAAATTCTATCTTACTTTTTTTCATCAAGATCCTCGTTCATGATCTCATCTTCCAGCAAGCTAACCTTGCCACTACCACCACAGACTTCGCAGGGAACCATCTGCACATACTCACCGTTGTTGTGCTCATGAGGCCAATGCACGTAGTAGGTCATTTCTCTCTCTCCGTAGCCCCGACAACGTGAACAGCGAACCATGATCACATCATCCTGGGTCATCACTTCACCTTTAACTTAACCAATGGCGTCAAGAACGCTGTGACGTCCTCGATGCTCTTACACAGCGCCCACTTAAAGCCAGCATCAACGATTTGATCGCGCATACGCCTCTGGTTCTCGTTCATCACACCGCGCTTTGCTTTAAGCTCGATAAAGATTGCTTCGTTGTTGCCGGACTTAGTTGCAGTGCCAGGGCAAAACAATTCCAGGTCAGGCCAGCCGTACTTCGTACCCATCTTTTTTAGCCTGTTGATGTAGTTGATATGCCGCTTACCTTCGTTTGGGCTATGGTGGTAAACACACCCATCAGGCAGTGCTACATCAAGCCAAGAAGCCACCTGGCGCTGTAGATCGTCCTCAGTACCTTTGAATGTAGAAGTCATTTGGCATTACCTGACCATTGGTTTTTAACATGATGGCTGACATAAAATCTGGGTTCGGTATCAGTCTGTTTTTATCGTCAAACGATAGACACCAGCGCCTAGCCACTGCTGCATGTGATGCACCCAGCTGCCGAGCGAGCTCTGAATAACTCCAGTTATTTTGCTTTCTATAATCATCAAGTGTCATGTCAAGAATTGTAAAAACCTTGACTTCAATTTGCAACCCTCTTAATGGTTATTGCAGTTTGACCGAAAGCGACAAGGTAAGATATTATGCAAGCAACAATACACACTCTATTTTCTGATCCGTATATTATGCCAAACAATTTAGATGCCGTTATCCGCGACAGTGGAATGAATAAGAAGCAAGTTGCTAAAGCCGCTGGCGTTACCGCTGAGACACTTAGCCGACACATTCATGGCAAAGTACAGATGACGCTAGAGAACGCTGAGAAGTATGCTGAGATACTAGGCGTTGATGTTGCAAAGGTGATGTTTCAAAACCCAGCAGCGCCCATTTTCTGTGAGTCACACATTACAAAAGATGGCAAGATTGAGCGTAATTTTTTACCAACATGGACACGAGGTGTGCAAATTCCGGGCTTTATCGGGGATGATTTATGCGTAGCAAAATGGACAGCAGACCCAGAATATCATGGCGAATGGTACGAATATAACAACGCATTTTCATTTTTTTTTAAACAACCCATTATAGAAAAGAAGGTACACCCAGGGTGTATTGAACACGTCAGCATAATAAAACTTAAAGACGAAATTAAATTGCCTGGACAAAACCCACAAATTATTCTTGGCGGTGTTTTGTATCCAGAGCCAGGCAGAAAGTATACATGCCACAGCGCGAAACTTGGTATCAATTTGAAAGGTTTAGAAGTCGAATGGGCAACACCCTATCGTTCTGTCATATTTAGACCTGACCTTGCTGGCGTAACAGTCGTAGACATAGAATCATACCAGTGCTGCTAAACTTTCTTGCCTCAAATCTTGACCGAATTTGACAAATTCTGTATCCTTTTCTTGCAGAAATGTGAAACAATTCTTGACATCGTTTTTGCAAGCTGATTAGAAATAGTTAGCGACATTGTATTGGAGAGATTGATGTTTGACATCCCAGACTGGGCTGTTCGACATGACTACTTTCATCATTCTAACCCTAGGTCTGGTGATCGGGCTAAAAAGTTATTTGAGAAGTGTCATGTAAGACCAGCTCTAAACAAAGCGTTTGCAACGCTTAAAGATATTGAGGCACATGAAACCGATTTAGCAAATGCTAGGCTCACGATTGATATATTTCATAACAATCGTGGGTCAGCTAAAATGGCTGCTGGCAGAGCTGTACAAGATGGTTGTGATCTATGCCTTATCCCTGATGGTGAATTTGGACAGACACTGAGCCTACGAGAGGCGCAGCTGATAGCAAAAGAAAACTTAGCAGCATACCGTCCAAAAAATTACGACAAAACGGTAGAGGCAAACGATAAAGAGCAATTAGATAAATGTCTTGAAGAAATAGACGCTGTTGTTGAGAACGCAGTGATTGGCCTTAAAGAAGCTATGGCGCGTGATAATAGGTTTATCGGTGAGATCGAGCTGTTAGAGGCGCTACCGGGCAATGTACTACCACACAACACTTTGCCAGATTACGGACGTAGAGGTGATCTCAAAACAAAATGGTCTGGATCGCCGTATTTTAATAAAAAAGGTGAACGTGCTTGGAAAGCTGGATACTTGCCGAAAACTCTTTCTGGAACGTGGGATATGAACAACGTTTACCAGGCAGCTGGCTTCTATGCTCTTAACGGTAAACAACCACCGTTTTTGGTTTACGCGAATGCTTCTGACTACCGTGTGTTTGATCAAACCAATTCACCAGAGCTTACACCTGATTTTCTAGATGACGTAGTGCGAGACATATCAATACAGCACAAAGTAACTGAGAACATACTGCGTGCAGCGCAAACAAAAGAAGAGCTGCTTGGCCTAGTATCACCAGATTGGGAACATTTTTTTTGGAAGAGTAATAGCCCAGCGTATATCCGCGAGGCTAAAATATTATGGGGGATAGATTGAGCAACAAAGAAGCAATAGCTGCACTTGCATTAGCGCAGTCACAAATGAAAACACCGCACAAGGATGCAACAAATCCGCACTTTAGAAACAGATACGCTAGTCTAAAGTCATGTATCAAAGCAATTAAACCAGCTCTTAACGACAATGGGTTTGCACTTATCCAAGCTGCTGGCAAAGATGAACAAGGTCATTACATACAGACTACCTTTGAGCATACCAGCGGTGGTTTGTTTACCAGTAAGTTTTATATGGAGCCTGAGAAAAAAGGTATGCAAGGATTAGGATCCGCTGCAACCTACGCCAAGCGATATGGTTTGCTAGGCTTGGCTGGTATTGAGCCAGACGAGGATGCAGACGATGATGGTAATGCTGCTGATGAGCCACCAGCTGCGCCTAAACCAAAACCACAGCCAAAGAAACCTGATCCAGAAGCAGAGCACGATGCTGCTGTGCGAGAAGAGCAAAACCGTGCGCCTACTACACCGCAAGAGTTAAAAGAAATGATGGAAAATAAAATCAAAGCAGCCACAGAAACCTGGCAGCTTAAAAAGATTACTGAAACGCATGGCAAAGATTTTAACACAATAAAGCAACACTCAGAAAACATGAGCAAAGAACTTAGTGCGTATTACAGAACACGATGGGAACAACTTAACACTGGGGAGAGATAGAATGCCACATTTTGGAAAAAGTAACCACCAATTTAGAACGAGCTTGGATAGTACAAAACAATATCGTATTACAGCTTGGCTGAGTTTTAAACAAACTTGGAATGATGCAGAAAAAAGGTTTAATAAAAATACGCCAGAAGAAATTAGTATTTGCAGAAAGTTGTTTGAACAGCTCGCGCAGCATCCCGGTCTACAGTTACAACTTAATATCGATGAGCGCATGAGTGGCATTGATGATGTTAAACAATTCCCTCGCGCTGCTATTGTTAATTTATACGTAGGCAACATGCAAAAGCCAGATTTCCAAACACAGCAACAACAGATAGAAGAAACGCCTAGCTTTGATGATGACATACCATTTGGCAACGACAAGCCAGCTGATGATGATTTTGTGGGGTTTGAGTAATGAGCGACAAACATCTATTGAGCGTCAAAGACGCTGCACAGTTTCTGTTTGGTGATTACGATAGAACGCATCAGGATCGCACCAGGCGTTTAATTAATCAGCTTAATGTAAAGAAAATTGTTATCGGGAAAAAAACATTCGTTGTTAAAAACGAGTTAGCTGACAAGCTGGAGATTAACTTGTCAGCGGAACCTAGCGATAAGGTAGTGCAACTAAAAGATCGCGGATAGCTTATCTACAGCAGCTGCATTGTCAGCGTCTGACTCTAACCAGTGACCGTAGATGCCTTGGGTAATCCGAATGTCGCTGTGACCCATGTATGTTTTTACACGCCACAGATCGTCAGGGTACGCTTGGAGAAGCTTAGATGCATAGTAGTGTCTAAGGTCATGCCATCGAATAGCTGCAACACCAGCGCGTCTACAAGCGTCCTTGATGCGCTTGAGATACTTTGCAGCAGTCACTGGGTGGTTAAACTGTGTGCCAAACACAAGTGTGTCAGGATCGTTAGGTCTGCCTTGCTGAATGTACAGCTCTTTTAGAGTGGCAAGCACATCGCGTGTCAGCGGTATGGTACGTAAACCAGAGTAAGTTTTAGTACCGCCAATGTCAGTAGTTTTGTGTTTAATCGCACGATCAATAACAACCTTGCCACCTTCCAGATCTACTTGCCCCCAAGTGAGAGCTCGTTGCTCACCTTGACGTACTCCAGTGGTACACGCAAAGCGAGCGATAAACTGCCATCTAGGGTTCATCTCAGCGATGATGTTGTTGATAATGTCAGTAGCAATGCGCTGGGCTTTGTTGTCACCCTCGACACTTTGTATCGCACCTTTGCGCTTGACGCCTTGTAATGGGTTAGTTTCTCGACAGCCCTCGATAATCGCAAAGTTAATCATCATGCCGACAGAGCCACAGATATTTTTAACTGTCTTGTCTTTGCGATTTACTTTTAGCTGATCCATTACCTGGTGTGCGACCATACCTTTAGTAAGATCTGCAACACGCATGTCAGCGAGCGGCTTGCCATCGACAACGCAATCTAAAAAACAATCTACGTGTCGCACTTTTTCCTGGTGGTAGCTTTTTGATTGCTCACCATCACGGTATTCTTTTTCAACTTGTGCAATGTAATTTTTTGCTAAGTCGTAGAATGTCCACTTCCACGCATCACTAGACTTATTTACGTCTGACGTTTCTTTTACCAGCGCATCAATAGCAGCTTGTGCTTGCTCGCGTGTCTCATAAAATTTACGTGTGCCACCAGACAAAACTGAGCGAGTGTCAACGCACCACGGACTGTGTCCAGCAAGAACCCTACTTTTAATTTTCTTTGGTGTAATCTGTAACATAATCATCTCCATATTCTTGTCGCTATGTATCAAGAATATATGATTTTATCAGTCAAATTACAAGCGTTTCCCGAGACCCCCCCTTACCTTTTTGGCACACGGCTTGGCACACGGACACCCTCAAAAGGGGTTAAGTTATTGATTTATATGGAAAATAGGTGGCGCGGTTGACGGGGCTCGAACCCGACAAATAGCTGTTTAGATTGCATTTTTATACAGTTTTTGCACCATCTTGCACCACTTTGCACACCTGTGTGCATAGGCGTGTGGCACACATCTGGCACACCGTGTGCCAAATTACGAATCAAAATCAAGCTCTGGTCTAAGCTTGGGCTTTGGCATCTTAGACACTTGATGTGTTTGCTCACACCGCATCATAATTACACCGTATCGATCTTGCATAACGTCACGCAAATCTGTCTGCGTGACAGCCACACAATCATCGTATGACTCAAACATAATGATGTGCTGATAGGCATTGTCTTGGATGCCGTAGGTCAACCAAAGAATAGTCCAGAACTTAATCATTTCTTTTTCTTGTTCGCATTAATTCTAGAGATCCGTTTGCCTTTGCGAACCGCCTCCTCTTTTGAATTTGCGCCCCAAGCCTTCAACGACTTTAACAACGGAGTATCTGTACCATCTTTGTTTTTAGTTGCCCCAGGCATTTTACCCATGCGCTGAAGAAAAGATGCTCTCCGACCTGAGTTGCCAGTACGCTCTGGTGGTCTAGTCATTTTTTCTTTGCAGTCTTTGCTGCATCCCTAAAGTTCTTTGCAGTTGGCGCTCCAGCAGATCCAGGCTTTCTCATCTTTTCACCACTGCCAGCTTTAATGCGAGCTTTCTTTAGCCTGATGTTTTCATACAGACCATGCTTTTTTCCGTGTGGCATCACTTACCCTTCCCATAGCTAGACATAATAGATTTTTTCTTTGGCTTCTTTTTAAGTTCTGCAAAGTCAGCACCAGTAATTTGATCTTTAGGTGCAGCAGCTGATGCTATCTCCATTTGCTTTAGAGTAAGCTTCTTTGTTCCTGGCATCACTTACCTTTCCCATATCCTGACATTATACTTTTTCTAGGCTTTGGTTTCTTTTTCATAGTCAGCTCCTTAATTTAACCACTCGTAGATTTTTTTAGTTTCTTTCTCTCGATGCTTGAGACCGTTGTAACCACCGTTAACACGCTTAGTCAGTTGCCGGATCGTGTCACTGGTTACGCCCTCATCGCAAAGATCCCACAGCTTGTTTCTGTTAAAAAACCAGATGGCACTTTCCATCGGATAGTCAGTTGCAATTAAGTCAGGGTTTTTCATTACATCTGGTAGGTTCATGTCAGCTGCGAACTGTGCGTAGTTGTTCTTGCCAGTGCACTGTAGGAAGCCTCTACCGCGCCACAGATAGCCTTGCCCCTCGTTACCCATGCGATCCCCATAAACAACGTCAGCAAGCGCTTGAGGGTTTCTCGCGCAGCTCTCAGCATCGCGCTCAGTCTTAAAGTATTTACCAAACACTTTGAGTATCGCTTCTTTTGAATAATTAAGGTTTTCTTCAGTGTACTTAAACGTACCGCTCTCATGCACTAGCTGGCCTAGAAAGTGTGCTCCGCGCTCTGCATTTAACACGTAATGATTAGTAATAGCTTTGGCAGTTTGCCTACCAAATGCGCCATCTGGATTCGCCCCAATCTTAGATTGCAGCGCTTTTAGTGCATCACTCATCGTTCTTCTCCAGCGGTTTCATTCCCCATTGCCTGGTGTACCCAAACTCTTCATAAGCAGCTGCCCATCGGTTCTCAGTAAATGTTGCAAATGAAATAAGCTTGTCTGTGTCTGCGTAGAGCTGATCAACCCACTCTGTGTTGTCTGCAACTTGCTTTTCCAGGTGCTCTATTCTGTGAGCTTGTTTGCTTACCCAAAACGTCCCTGCTACAACTTGGGCAATCATTGCTATAACGAGTGCAACAGGTACTTTTAGATCACTCATTTTTTAACTCCGTAGTATTTTGAGACTGCGCGATTACCAAACCAGAAAGACATAATAGCTGCGAACAGCCCTTGTGTTTCTGGTGTCCACATTAGTGGGATTGCATCTTGCCAGTTGCCACCCTCATTAATGACCTTCATCATAACGACTACTTGAACGGCAACGAATAAACCAAAAAAAGCATAAGTAATGATAGGCCTGACACTACCTCGTAATGCGTTGACAAAGCCCCCAGCATCGATGGCATCATGTTTGTATAATCCTTCGGTTTCTTTAATCTCTGCTTGCTTATCAATAATATTAAGTTTGAGTTCGTTGCGTTTAGTCATCAAATCCATTTCAACTTGCATACGCTCTAAGTTGTGTTTGTGATCCTGGCTGGCTTTGAAATAGTTTAGTACCTCTGGCAGAAACGATGTGCCAAAGCCCAGCAGACTTCCTAACAATGTCATCATTGTTCAGTCTCCATTTGCATTGTTGATTTTTTATTGTCAGCTTTTGCGCTGTATGCATTGAAGCCCATAAAAGCGGCAACGACACCTGATGCAGCAATAACATACACACTTGCTATATCTGTAATAAGACTTGCAGCCTTGTCGAAACCAAGCACAGAAGCCAGTAAAATAATAAAGGGATAGATTAACATCCCAGCTAATGCGAAACCAGTGAACCGTCTTTCTGCGTTTCTTTTCAAATCTCTATCGATCATTTCTAATCTACGATCTTCTAGAGCAAGCTTGTTCCATTCACTTGGCTCGATCACTCCGTTTCCGTTTGTGTCTGCTTTGCTGAATTCGGTCATTTATTTGCCTCGCTGCATATACTGCAATCGAGCGTTCGCGAGTAATAACAATTACTTTTTCGTCCTGGTCATACAGAATGAAACGGTTTTTCCACTCACGTAAAATCAACGCTCTATTTTAATACACACCACTTTAGAATTATTGTTTGTGACCAACACCTTGGCCTTTGACATTGATGTTTTACATGCTTCCTCTGTGCTGTAACTACCAACGTGATAATGCTCGAATGTTCCAGACATTAGCTGAAGCCATAGCAAAACCCACATCACCAGCGGCCTTGCATTTTACCAATGAACCAAATGCCGCCGCCAATAACAGCAACACCCACAAGAAAAAGCAGAATACCTATTGTCCATGAAAGCATAGTGTCCAAAGCTTCTTGCTTTCTGTACAGTTGCTCTTTCCGTTCTTTCCTTATCTGCCCCTCTAATTTTACTAAATCTTTCCAGGCAGATGGCCCATAAGCAAACGAAATAAACGCCTTTAACTCACTTCTAAGGTGATCGGCCTGTTGCTTTGCCGCGAAAGCTTCCAACGCTGCCGATTCTACTGACCCTCTCATCGTCTGCCATAAAGAGGGTTTTTCTTTAGCTTTTTGCTCTAGGTAGGTAATATCCGACATTGCAGACGCCCACTTAGAAAGTTGGCTGGCACAATCACTTATTTCACGGCCTGTTTGGACAGCTTTCTTGATCCCAGAAAATGCCATATTAGCGGCGCTGAGTGCAGCGCCGATTGTAATAGGATCGGGCATGTGGGTGTACCTTGAGGTGAACTAGCCTAGAAAGTTCATGCGTAGTAAGAGCAATAAGCTTGCTCCAGTAATAACTATTAAAATAGCTTCAAGTCTTTTGATGCGGTTATACAAATCTTTAAACTGTATTTTCATTTCAGTCTTTATTTCGACTACATCTTTTTCTACCTGGTCAATGCGAGAATGCGCCATTGATAATGTACGTGTTCGTTTATCCATAATTATACTGCACCCCTGAGTAAAATAGATATAGCCACATTCGAATATGAAGTGCTATCACCCATTGGCCATGTAATTAAAGGAGGTGTTACGTTTGTGCTTGTTGCTTTTAATTTTTGGAATCCCATAGCAACAGTAACATCTCCACTGTCATTCTCTGATTCACTTGCAAAATATTCATATAGACCACTTGCATCAGAAACAGTTACATAAGCATAGGTATGGGCTACCGTCATTGCCCCTATTGCTATTTTAGCTACGTCTTCGCTACTAGCGGCTAATGTCGGCATAGCTGGAGGTTGTGCTGTATTAAGTGTTTCTGTGCCAGAAATTGCAACATCTAATGGGTTTGAAGTGTCAACTCCAGAAAAGACAAAAAGTAACCCACAATGGGCTGCTGTAGTATCACCATTACTAGCTATAGAAACGCTTGTTTCAGTACCGTCCATAACTCTATAACAAACTCTAGTACGAGCATCATAACTATCATTTGGTTGAAATGACGCTGCATCAGTCCAACCCGAAGGAACGTCAGGAACGCCACTTTGTGTATCTTCCGCAAGAATTAAAATTCCAACATCATTAGCAGATACTGAGGAAGAAGAACCACCTGTTAAACTGGTAAGAGAAATAGTATAAGCACCGCCATTTACAGCACCATTACCAATACGACCAACAAAAGTAGGAAATACTACCGATCCAGTATATTCATAAGAACTGTGATGAATTGCTTTTATATTTGTTGAGTTTTTTATTTTAGAAAATTCAATTAAATGGTCTTTTGCTGGTTTAAAAGAAGGAGTAATTCCATCTTTCCATTTAAATTCGGTAGGCCAAGTAATATTTCCACCATTATAGCTAAATTCATATCTACCTACATATGATGTGTTAGGAATATTAGATACTGTATATGTATATTCACCAGTATCATTAGCCCTAAAAGTAGTTCCTTGACTTAAATCAAGTACATACGAACCGCCTGATTCTGTAACATCAACAGCTTTGGTTAAATAATCTGTTAATAAGGCCATTATTCAATATTCCCTTCTCTTGGTTCTGTCCAATTAGGATTTGCAGACCATGTTGTTCCATCAAAAATATACTTACAGTTAGCCCAATCATCAGGTGGAGTAACATTTTCATGCATTGTTGAGTTGCCTGAGTTTAAATCGCCAATAATAAAATTAGGTGTTATAATGCTAGTTGCCTTAATTGTAATGGGAACGTCATCCTCAAAAATATACATTGAAAAATTATTAGTGTTTCTTGTTATGGTTTTCATTAGACCAAGCCTCCCAAGTATGCGTTCATTTCTGTTCCAGTCATAGCAGTGTCAATTAATAATTTTGTGGCGCTGACTGCCCTACCAATTTTACGTCCATTATTTGTTGTGCTAAGTGATCCATCATTTGCAACAAAGTAAGTTGTATTAGTTGTTAATCCTGACTGAGCATCATCTACTGAACCAAGTATTTGAATGGTTGCTGTTGCCCCATCTGCATACGCTGCATCTGCTACACCAATATAATTATCAGCGTTGTTTGATGTCGATGTTATTTGAAAAACATAAACATCTAAACTATGAACTTGTCCGCTAGTTCCTTGGCGTACAGCACCAATAAATTGATTGTCAGAATTTAAAACGAATTTTCCGTCATTAAAATGAGATTCTCGATCCCAAAATGTATTTAATACAGTTGTTCTATTCGCAAATGTTATGTCAGTTCCCGAAATGGTTCCTTCTTCACTACTAATAACATTGGCATCCATGTCATTAAATAGAACAATTGTTTTTTGCAGCGCAGCCGAATAAGACAAGCCATGTAATGACATTTGGTTTCCAGAGCTTGCTCCTTGAATTGCTACCGTTGTTCCACCACTCACTGATGTGCCGCTTACTGTAAGCACACGAACTCGTACTCTTTGCTGCACAATTCCAAAATCATTATATCGGCTCCATGCAGCGACCATTTTACCAGAAGCAACATCGTACACTATAGCCATCGCTCTGACTGAGTTGCTTGTATACAATGATGTCGCGGTTCCATAACTAAGAGTACCGCCAGACAGTGAGCCAACAATCGCAAAAGCATCATCGCCATCTGTGTCATTTGAATAAAGTATAACGTGTTTTTGATTAACAGTATCATAAGCAACACTGCCGCCCCAAATCACATCGCTTTCAAATACTACTGCTGTACCCTGTGATGGTGTTGTTCCAGATATAGTAATAGGAACAGCTGTTCCTCTTCTACCGTTGTTAGCATCTGAGCCAATCAGTATGTGCGTATTTTGATCAGGGTCATAAACAAAACTATTAACTCTTGTTAACTCAACAGTAAGGGCAATAGCAGAGTGAGCTGACAATGTTGTGCCAGAATAAGAAAACACTCTTACAGCGGTTGCTGTACTACTTCCGGAATCATAGTGAACAAGAATTAAGTCTAAATCTGGATCATAACTTAATGCTAAGTGTGGATTGTTCGTTCCGTGAGAGCTAATTTGTATAGAAGTTCCGTAAGTTATACTAGTTCCACTTACACTTCCCATAACTAATCTACTGCCTGTGTCACCAGTAGTTCCTTGATAGGCAACAACAAATAATGTATTTGTAATCCACATTCTTGCATGTTCATAAGCATTTGTTAGTGTGTTTACGCTTGCTAATGAACCAGTTGCATATGCAATAGTAACATCACCAGAAGAAGTAACAGTACCGTCATTATTTAAAGAAACAACATCGCCATTAGATATTGCACCAGAAGCCGTTGCGGTAATCGTATGCTCACCAAGATTATTAGCACTTACTGTGCCAGTGATATTTATGTTTCCAGTACCAGTAATGTCATTACTATTTACATCAAGATTACCACCTAGCTGTGGCGTGCTATCCTCAACAATATTGGCAATACCGGGCGCAATCGACACCCAATCTGTGCCGTTGAAATATTTTAAAACACTATCGTTGGTTACATAAGCTAAATCACCAGCGTCTAAGCTTGCTGTTGGGTTATCAGCACTTATTCTGTACTGGTTAGCAAAGCTATTTACATCAGTAAGGCTGGTTGCAACAGTATTAACATTTGCAATAGAACCACTCACATTGCTCATTGCTGTGACATTAGCTGATGTGCCAAGCAGAGCCATATCTGCAACAACATCTGTTGTTCCTAATATAGCCATATCCGCGACAACATCTGCTGTGCCTAAGATGCCCATATCGGTAATGACACTTGATACACCAAGCAAGCCTATTTCTGTTGTAACAGCCGACAAAGCATTAATAGCAGTAGTATCAGCAGCAACGGTGCTTACTGCGGATGAAATTCCAGCAACTGTAGAAATGTTATTAGTCGGGCTTATTTGACCAGCGACTGTGTTGACGTTTGTTATATCGCCACTAACATTATTAACACTCGTAATAGACCCAGCAACTGTACCAATATCAGTTGCATCTGCGTTGACTGCATTTATAGCTGTTTGATCTGAGGACGTGGGTGTTGTACGTAGCCAAGTAGTCGTGCCTAAGTTGTACACCATCATTACATTGTTGGTAGTGTCAAAAAACAGGGCTCCATCTATGAGTGGATCACCATCGTTATCTACTGTCGGGTTGCCACCTGATGTTGATTTTGCACCAAGGTATCTATCATCAAAATCATCGTATGCAGTTTCTGCCGCATTTTGTGCCGCAACAGCAGCATTTTGTGCAGTTACCGCTGCGGTTTGTGCATCAAGAGCCTTTTCTTTATGATGCAGTGCAGAATAACCAGTTGTACTTCCATCGCTCAGTGTAAACTGGCTGTCCTCTGGATTGATCGCAAGCTTTTCCGCATCTGCCGCATCATTAGCAGCAGCAGTAGCACTCGTAGCAGCGTTAGTAGCTGATGTTGTTGCAGCAGCAGCATCTACGATAAGATCATACTTTGCACTGTTGGCATTAGTCGTAAGCGGCTGTGCTCCAGAACTAGTATGGTCTGCGTTAACGATAAAGATGTTATTCGTGCTTGTATCTTTAACGATGTCACGCGCCACATACGTTGTAGACGTAGCCCAGTTTCCTTTAAATGTTCCCAGCTCTTGCGTCACAGCAAGATCACCTGACGCATCGAAACTAAACACTTTATTAGCTCGATCACTTGCAGAGATGGTAAACTCAGAACCAGCTAATGTGTTTGTACGCGACGCCTTAATAGCACGACTAAGTTCCTCTTCGTGCTTCTGTGCCATGAAGACAACTTTGTCTAACGCTTCTTCTAGACTTTCTGCCGGAAATGGATCGTTAGCAACTAGGTCTAAACCTTGTGTAAGTGGTTGCTCGCGTATAATTACAACGGTCACACCAGATGCTGGAGCGGTTCCAAACACTACATTACCACCAGAGGCAGACCCTACGCCGCTCACTGTGTAATGTGTTGTAATAGTCTGTGTGGTTTCAGTTCCATCGGCTGCCCTAAGAATGACAGTCAAATCTCCCTGGTCAAAGATTTTAAAGCTATAAGCAAACGTGGTAAGTGAACCATTACCCGAATAGCTGACTTTGTT